GGTTTCCAATCTAAATTAAGATATGATAAATCACCATTAATAGATAATTCATCTTTGTATTTTTTTACAGATTGTTCACCCCTTGCGTAAAGACGTAATCTGTGAAATTCATCCCTATTAGAATAGAACCTAGTAGCACCAGAATCTCTTTTAAACCACTCATGCTCAATAGCACGCGCAACCTCTAAGCCGTATTCTTGCGTAGATTTTTCTGCGTCACTAGCTATTTGGCTAGGGAATGAGCTTTTTAATATTGTTTCAGCCATGTTATTTAATTATTTCTGAATGCAATCCTTTATTATTAAATCTTGATATTTTTAAGTCTAACGACGATTTTTCATATTTTGGTTTAGGATGATATAAATGCCTATTGCAAGCCATAATAGCGAGCCCACTTGAAATAGTAGCGTCATATTTTGTTCGCTTATTAATATCAAATCTTGCCCAATCGTTTAATGTTCTGTTAAAATATATATTACCACCACCTTCGCTTGTTATGCCTACATACTTTTGTATATAAGTTTCAATAGCAGCAGCGTGCGCCTGCTTTATATCTTCCGAAGTATTAGGTATTCCACCTATTTCTTTTTCTGTTACAGATAATTTATTCCAAATTTTATCTGGCCTATTCATAGAGAACTGCCTATAACCTCTTCTTTTTAAATAATATAATAACCTAGGTTTATTATTTTCTGCTAATATTGGCATACCATAATAAACTAAAGACATTAATACATCTTCAAAAAACATTTCAGCGGTTTGTGGTCTAGCTATGTATTCTAAAAAAAATGTATTTAGCGGAGCGTCTTCCATACTAAATTTAGTCAGCCCGTGAAGAGATCCTTTAGATCCAACGCCATCGGTTGTGCCTGATATATCATATGAGTCACACCCAAAAGCACCTATGTGTTCATTACCAGGAAACTTAACTCCTTGCTTAGTTATTACATTGTTTTCAAGGTTTTTAGGAGGTGTCCAGCTAATTAAAAATCTACCAGATTTATTAGGGGTAAATAATACTTTTGTATCTTTTATACCATTCTCCCATATAAATGAACCTTTAGTAACTAAACCTTTTCTTTCAAAGTCTTCATTAAAGTCTATTTGCTCGTATATTTTAGTTAAATTAAATATACTATTTTTAGCTTCATCTCTAAATGCATGCTCTTCTGTTCTTGGAAATTGTCTGTAATATTCATTCAATCCATCAGAATCATGCTTTAATCCTTCTACTTCGTTTTGCCAAAAATCTATAACGCCTGTTTCAATCTCGAATCCATCATTACCAACTGCGGGTATTTCCGGCGTATCAAAAACAGGGTATCCATAAGAATCAATGTATCCTTCGTAGTTCCATTCCATAGGTATGAACAAAGAATATAATCCTGAGCTAGTCTGGCCATTTTTATTTCTTTTTGTAACATCTGAGTCATAATATAATTTTTTAAAATTATCACCACCTTTATCAAGTGAATTAGATGTTGAACCCATCATACATTTACCTATAATACGACTACCAAGTCTTAATGTTGTTTTAGTAACACGCCAGTTGTTTAATATATTATCAGGTCTTTCCCATTTACCTGATTCATCGTGTACTAATAATCTAAGCTTTTCACCATCATAACTATTATCGCCTGTATTTTTCCAGTCAATAGTTGTGTCTAGCCCTTCTAATATTTGTCTTTCACTAGTTTCGGTGATCGACTTACGGGTAAGTTTACTCGCGGGTACTCTGTACGCCAATTCTGTTTTGGGCCTATCCATTCCGTCTTGTATTGGTTTGAAATAGAACGGGTAGTTGACGGATATTGGTACCACCTTGTCTGTAAACATCTTCTTAGCATCAGCTCCAGATTTGGACAATATCCCAAACCGTGCGTCTGTAGTAATTGTTGCCTGAGCAACGGATTCAGCTGAAGACATAAAGGAGAAACCAGACCTTCTGTTTTTAAGATAGCACATTCCATAAGATCTAGTGTCGGCCTTACAAGCTTCCCAGAAGATATAGAAAATTCTGTTAGCTTCTCTGTAGTCTGGCTTCCCAACATCAATCTTGGTGTGTTGCAAGTACATATAGTGAGAACCAGTAATATAAGTAGGTTTATCTTTATTATAAAACCAGTAACCTTCTTCGCGCCTAGTAAATTCTCTATCAATATATGCATACCATTTATTTTTAAAAGATTCAGGATATGATTCCCAATCAAATATAGTATTTATTTGCTTTAATTCTTTAGGATATATATGAGGTTCCCATTTATTATTATTGTTATCAATGCTTTTAGGCTTAGTAGGTAAAGCTATAACTAAATTTTGTATTTCAATTATTTCACCTATTGTGCCATTTTTACTAATAACTATAACATCAAATTCTTTATTATATCCATAACTCCATTTTTTATATCTGTTATTTCTTTTAATAACATTTTCTTTAATAGGTGTTACGGTTTTTATTAAAGTTTGCTCGTACATTATTTAGATCTTTTTTCAGCAAAACCACTAAAGCTTTTTTTATCTTCAACAGGCTTGTCCTCCATAATGTTTTTTTCTGCTTCTATACGGGATAGTATTTCAAAAGCATCAAATATTGCAAGCTTTTTTGTTGCAGCAGCGTTTTTTAATCTGTCAGCAGCAAGCTCATCTTCACCACCATCAACAATTATTTCTTCTTCTGCTACACGTATAAGCTCATGAACTGCTTTGTAACCAGCTTGGATTATATTCGACTTCAGTTCCTTTTCTGTCATATTTAATTGAAATTGAATTTAAGGGTACTCGATACATTCTATTATTGTCAATAACAAATTCATATTCGCTATTTGGAGTAAAACCAACTAAATCATTAACTTTAAGATTAAAGCTTCTTAAATCGCTTCCTAAGTGCTTTAAAACACCTGTTAAGGGTTTTTCTTTCTGATCTGATAATAAATTATCTTCTTTTATTGGTTTTACAAAACAAAATCCATTAGGAGTATGCCATTTATTATTTTGTTTATATAAAAATATTTGATCATTATAACAAAAGTATTTATCTTCTTTAAAATAGCTCATACTATTTTTACTTTTGCCTCGCATATCATAAAATCTTCTAAATACATTATGATGTACTATAACTGTATCCCCTATATTAATATTAGATGTTTGATTTATAGGCGTTTGTACAACTTTACCATATCTGTTTACAAACTTATGGTTTTCTATAGATGTATTTAATATTAAATTAGAATTATCTATTTTTTTATTATTAGTATAACGACCCTCTATAGGTTCAACTATATAAGCGTATAAATGCTTCATTAATATTGTAAATCGTATTCAACTGCTATAGCCATGTTTTTATTAAAATGTTTCCATGGCAAAGTTTCATCTTCTTTATTTATATATATTTTATATTCGCCGTCATCTTCAATAATTTCTGTTATTGTATGGCCACCAAATACTTCTTGTCCTACGCTATAATGCATTGCATCGTTTTTATAATCACGACCAATACTAATTTTTCTTATTAGATTCATTTTTATTTTTATTTGATTCTTGTAAAATTCCTGAAATTGCTTGTACTCTTGCTAGCTCACGAATTGGGAATTCATTTAATATTTGAGTAATACGATTAATTTGAGATTCATTTAATTTGATTTCCATAGTTTTAAATTTAAATTAATATTATATTATTACGTGTTTTTATTATTCATTATTTAAATGCCATATATATGTAATCTACTCCACTACCATTTGTTCCATTTCCTACAGTACCATTTGCAGTAAATCCTGTATTTGTAAAATCTACTGTATGTACACCACCTCCATCTTCAGCAGCACTACTATCAGCCATCAATCTATTATTTACAGGGTTTTCAGTATCTCTTTGAGAATCTAATAAAAACCAAGGTTCAGCATTAGAGGTTGATTTAATCATAATAAACCTCGGTCTAAAACCTAATGTTTGTGCATTTCCTGTTGCACCTGTGCCTGTATAAGTACCTATCTTACTATGTCCTGTAACTGAATACCAACAATATGCTATGTAATTCCCACCATTTGTATTTGTATTTCCACTTAAACCAATACTAAAAACTGTAGATGTGGGTGCTGTTGAATGAAATTCATCAGGATTGCTACTTGATGCTTCTCCACCAGATGTATTTAAATATAAATATTTTGAAACAGCAGATAATCCTGTTACATATACAGGCCAATTACTTGTTCCATTCAAATGTTTAACAATAATTAATTCAGGAGCTGAACTTAATCCGTGACCTATAGTCGCTCCTGCTGTTCCGTTTGCAGTATA